AGCAAAGAACCAAGCAACTGCTGTTTCGCAAACTGAGAACCTTGGCCAACCGTCCGGGTAGCCTCAACGAAATCAATATCCATCATGGCTTGGACAGGAACTCCGCGCTCTTTGCATCGACGCTGGAACTCGATGGCGTCCTTATCGGACTTCGTGATCGGGTTCAGGTTGGGATTTGAAGCGCGGTTGTATCGCTCCTCAAAGAACGAATCGAGTTGGTTGTAGTACCGGCTCAACTGGGTCTTACCAATCGCAGACTGCTGCGACACCATCACGTTTACCTCGTACGCGGTCTTGGGGTTTCCTTGGGGCTTGGAGAGCGATTGCCTGTACTGCGACAGGTTCCCTTGGAGCACGTTCTCAAGGTCCGCGTTGACCGCCATAGGCGCATCCAAGACGCCGGCGATGTTCTGCTGGATGACTTCGTAATCAGGCGGAAGAATAGCGTACGGACCCTGCTGCACCACGCTCGTCTTGCTAAGGGCGTTGGCGTTGAGCGGTCGGAACAGGATCTGGGTGCGAGCGAATGCGGCATCAACCATCGCGCAACGGAGTCGGTTCTTCAACTCCATCGCCTGCAACATCTTGATTCCAAGACCCTTGACGCCGTGATGCTCGCCGTCGCCACGGTCGTAGTACATCGGATGGATGACCTGCTCCCATCGACTGAATCGACGCAGCTTCCGGTACATGAACCCCTGGCTGTCCCGCTCATCGATGATGACGTGACTGATCTTGCCATCGAATTCCTTGTAGAAAACGTGGCACATCGAAACAACTTCGGACCGGGCCGAGAAAGTGATGTCGTTTGAACGAAGCTGACGTTGGAAAAACTCCCAATCGTACTGCACACCAGAACGATACGGTTCAGGCATCGCGGAGCGGATCCGCTGGCGGACGTAATCCACGTTCCAGCCGGTGGCGGTCGCAGCTTCCTCGTCTTGGATTTTCTCGAACAAATCGTCCACGCCCATACGAGTACGGACAAGAGCGACCTTCCAATCGCCGACGTTCGACTTGGTCCCATCAGGAACAAGCAAGTCATTCGCCATGATGGCCTTGCATCGCCAATCAGTTGCATCCTCGAAAATCAGCGGGCCATCTCCAACGAGAACCATCTCTCGCTGAGAAAGCTGCATGGTGTAGTCGAAGTCCTTGTCGAGCTTCTGGAGGCGGTCGAACTCTTCGGTGATGATCTTCGACCATTCCTCCCGTTTATCCATGTCGTTTCCGTAAGCGGTGCGGATGTTCGCGTAGGTCGGAACCTCTGCGAACACGTCATAGAATGCCGACATTGCCAACGAAAGAAACGCTTCCGACTCACGGAAGTTCACGTTGGTGCGGAACGCTTGGTTGTTTCGACGTAGCTCCGCTGGATTGTACGGAGGATTGCCATCGACAAGTCCGCGCAGTTTGGACCGCGTAGCATTGCGAAGCTGATCCGCTGAGATCAGTTTCTGGAAGATCTCGCGAGCAGATGCCGCATCAGCAAGGCGCGTCTCAGGAGCCTTGCCGTCTTCATCGATGGTTTCGAGCGGTAGTTGGACTAGGTTGCCGTACATGGTCGTTTTTTCCAGCAGTGATCCGGAAGGTTTTCGTTCTCTGTACTGTCTGCAAATTTATAGAGCGTTTCAATAGGAAACCATACCAGGCTCCTGATAAAGCAGCCGCAAAACTCACAACTTTGTAGCTGTTCGTCAACAGGGGTGCTTCCATGTTGAGAAAATGTTTTGACAGCATCTTTCAATACTCGCGCATTACATCCTGTGCATCCAAGCGGCTTTCTATTGAATCGACATCCAGCGCAGATGTTGGCGCGACGATTCAGCTTCTTCTTGGCCCACTTTCCCTCCACCGATGGTCAATCCGTGGAGCAGACTCATGCTGAAACGGATAACGTCACCAATCTCCAATGATTTGCGTCCAGCCGGCTTGGATAGCTCGACCTCGTCATACGTGCAATCAGCCCCATTTCGGCACGCATATTCAACAATCAGTTCATCAAGGTTTCCCGGTATCTGGATGGCGTTCGCATTGTAATGGTTCTTGATGAACTCATGGAGTTGTGGCCATGAACCGCCAGCAATCTCGATACCTGTCTCTGGAACCCGATAATGCCATCCACCGGGGATGACCATGTGTTCGTTCAAGATTTTGTATCCAGTTCTTTTGTTCATCCTTCGATTTGTTCGTCGTGATAGATTGAATCTGCTTCACGGACCAGCTTTTCCCAAACTTTGTCAACTTTAGTTGCTCTGGGTTCAAGGACAGCAGTTTTGCGAACCAAATCAAGCAAGACAACTGCTGCATCCGCTAAGTCAGGCGATTTGCCGGTGCGTTGCTTCATCACGGTCTTGGTTTCTACCGATATCTTGCGCTTGGAATCATCAAACATACGAGCGCAGAACTCTTGAAGCGTCTCGATGTCCATTCCTCCGACACGTTCTTCGACGACCCATTTACGCATCGAGAACCACAACTCTGTCACTTTTCGGTCGTATGCTTCGTTACATAGCCTTGAATCCTCATCGCTGACCGGGATGGTCGAAGCGGATCCGCCGAACTCGACTCGATGAACAACGCCCCATTCTCGGGTCAGGATGTCGGCCAATCCACCGCCTTCGCCGCTTGAATCCAGAGCAAACTTGTCCGGTGGGACTCCTCGCTGAGAACACTCTTCCTTTACCCGGTTGGCAATCTGGTAATGGACCGGCTCGGTTAGCTGTGCATTTGGAGAAATGTGGATCACGTCTCCAAAAAGTATGCTTACTTTATCGTTAGCGGTGCCAACTTTTGCAAAACGAAGAACGCATCGATCACCACCAAAACCGGGGTCCAGGCCGGCGACAACTTGGACGTTGGTAGTAAACACCAATTTTCTTGTAGGTGTGTACGTCTCGATGATCGATTCCGACAGAACTGTCTTCACCATTCCGTCCGGCGACCAGAACCCGCGTGTGTACTTCCAGAACGTAGGAGACTGCTCGCCCTCATGGCGCATGGCCGACAGAACTTGGTCGTGCGTGATCAGATAAGGGATACTTCGTGCGTCCCTCGCTGATGTTTGGAGACTTCATGCCGTCAAACCGTCGGCACATGCCGCGTTCTGTCAGCCAATGCTGGTCCTCGATGGTGACGCTGCGCCATCCCTTTGCCGGCGTGCAGAACCGTCCATGAGGGTCGTACTTTGACGCAGGATTCCCGATGACGAGCATCTTGAACTCGCGACAGCCCTTGCTCAGGTTGGTACAAGCCTCGAAAGCGGCTTCGGGAGTGTCCGTAGCTTCGTCGATGATGACCATCACCCGCTCTGCATGGATACCCTGGATGTTGGCCACCGCCTTGGACGTGTTTCCTTCAGCGACAGCAATCGCGGATATCGAGTGTCGATCATCGCCCTTGATTGCCTGCAAAGACATCTTGGAATCGACCATGTTGCCAGGGAATCCCTCGCGATTTGCGGACCAATTCCTGAAGATTGGCCCACATACGCTTCCGGATCATCTTCGCTGTGGTGGAAGTTAGCACAACGGTTGTCTTCGATGGATTAGCAAGCCACCAGACAGTTGCGAAAAGCGTTGCGCCAAAGGTCTTTCCACTCGCTCCGCATCCTGCCCATCCAACGTAATCATGTTCACAAAGGCTTTCTACCTGAGCTTCTAGCCAAGGATTCCAGCTCATCTTCGGCCACACCATTTTGCTGACGTTGACAAAATGGTTGAAGGTTCCAAGTCCGCCTTCATTTGGCTGAAGACGATTGCGAAATGCGTACAGTTCCAGTTCAAGATCTGGAATCTTTACCGGTGAACGAATCCCGTACTTGTGATTGATCAATGGATGCTCAGACACTGGTTCAGACATAGTTTGGCCTTGCAATAGTTCTCGCTGCGATTGAGGTTCTGCGAAAGGAAAATTATGTCGTCGCAACTTGTTTCTTCATCCGGTTGTTGCACCCCTTGCGACACGACTCCGATTGTCGTCAACATCCCCGGACCGCAAGGCGCGACTGGTACTGCCGGCACGAATGGAACGAACGGAATCAATTCGTTTTGTACGACCACGGCATCGTTTATCACTCCCGCTCTTGCGTCTAGCGTTTTGGTCTATGTAAACGCGACGGACTTTCTTCCAGAATCGGTTGCTGGTCAGTTCTTTGTATCCGTGCAGGGTCTAGGATACATGCAGGTCACGTCGGTTGATGGGCTTCAATTGACCCTTCAGAATCCAGCTTCCGGATTGTTGAGCATCCCGAACGCGATTCCGACCACGGTTATCCCTATTGGTTCGCTCATCAGCCTCGCTGGCGCAATCGGTCCGCAAGGAACTCCTGGACTCGCCGGTGGAGCTTCTTCTTCTGGAACGTACATCGTTCGTGTTCCTGACGCTTCGATTCCTAGCGCGACCGCTCTTGATTCTTTCTCTGCTGGTTATGTAAAAACTCTTGGAAGCTCAGGGTCTGGAGCAATTAACACTTCTGCCACCATTCCAGTTGCAGACATCAGCGGTGTCTTGACTGTCGCAAAAGGCGGAACCGGGGTCGCAACTGTTCCGACCAATGGACAGATACCGATTGGAAATGGTTCTGGATACACGGTCGCAAGCCTTACCGCTGGGGCGAACATCACGATTACACCCGGCGCTGGCACAATCACCATCGCTTCTGGAACTGCTACGTTCAACTACGTCACGTTCACCCGAAGAGTGACCGGAAGCGCGTTGGCGTTATCCTTAAGCACACAGACGAACCCATTTAGCCTTACAGACTTTCCATCAGGAACGTGGGCAACACTTGATTCAGCTTCTGGATTTGTAGCGGCAACTGGTCGATATGTTGTTCCTTATACGGGATATTATAATATTGATGTTGTACTGAACATAAGCACAACCGG